TTAAAGGCTCAATTTTAGATCCTGTTTATCCGCTTCTTTGGGATCTAAACATCCATTTTGACGATTGCCTCGATGTGTGGACCTATCAATATAAGCTGTATTGGGATATATTCTTTTTACCTGATATGGTTTGTAATATTCAGGGCGTCAATGGGTTATTTTCGTTCCTTACCTGTCCTCCGGTCATTTTACCTTGTCCAACCGGAACTCCAATACCTCCTCCAGTGGTTGCGGAAACATACAATTGGACTCCTGCGGGGCTTACATTCCCGATGATGGTTTCTACATTGGATGTAGGTAGCGTGAAAGGTGCGCCAAACGTGAAGGTTAACAATCTGGTTGAGCTTGTTACTCAGATGAATGAAGTTGCAAGTGGTGTCAAGTTCACAACAAATGGAACAATTATAACATATGATGGTAATACGGTTGTACCGGGTAACATCAATGGTATAACGAACTTCGGTTTCGTAGTAGTTCCCTAGTATAAACATATATTTTGAAAAAGCCTTACCTTTAACGTAAGGCTTTTTTTATGCGTTTGAAAGCGAGTGTAGAGGAAAAAGAATGCTTAGGTAGCTGCTTAGATGACATTGTAACCGTTAGCGATCTTTGCAATGGTGAACGCGAATGTTCATTGTCTGGATTCGACCTTATGGACGCTCCGGAGATCAGCATCACCAATCTATCAGCAATTGCCAATGAAACTTATATGACGGGTTTAAGGTTGGCAAGGGCAAAGGTTAAGCAGGCCGCTTTACAGGTCAAAAACGATATGATCGCTATCCTGAATACAAACAATATCACTACCGATTTATCTGCTCCATCTTTCCGAACTTCTACTTTTAATCCAAATGTTTCTATTGCTCCTGCTGCTCTCGAAAGAGGGATCACGATCTTCAGGAGTGCAAGGATTAGAGGGAAGCTAAAGAAAGTTTTCATAAAGGATATAGAGATATATCCTCTCGTTTCCGCTGAAACACATTTACTGATATATGATAATGGGTATCAGACTTCATATCCGGTTAGTTTAGTAGGCGGTAAGGTGAATTCATTCCAACTCAATTATATAGTACGGGGTAAGTATGCTCGATTTGTTATTGATGACACTAATGTTACAATGGCTTCAGCTACTCTTATGTGTACGTCCGGGTGCAATGGCACTGAGCCGAATTATTGCGCCTATACTGAAAGCTATAATGGATCTAAAGAGGTAGGCTCTAAAGAGGGTTACGGGATCAATCTTATATTCAGTTGTGAATGCGATTACGATCAATTCTTATGCGATCTCGCAAAAACATATGTCGGAGAACTTATATGGCTTAAATCCAGAATATTACTCCTCGATGAAAGACTGCATACCTCCAGAATGAACAATTGGGTTGTCTATAACCGGGAGGAGTCCGCTCAGATGAGGATTGATTTGGATACTGAATACCGGGAGAAATGGAACGGATTAGTACGCGGAATGTATTCAATATTAAAGAATTACAGGGATAGTTGCTTAGAATGCAGGGGTATCAGATGGGTTGTGAATGGTTAAGTTTTTAAGACTTAACTTAAATGTTGTTTTATGACTATCAGTGATTATGCTAAGATGTTGGAACAACTTAAAGCGGATGCTGAAACTCAAAACCTTTCAGAATCAGTGATGTTGCCTGCTGCAAACAGGCTTCTCGGAACAATCAAAAACAGGATCGTAAGAGATGGCCTCAATAGTAATAATCAGAAAATAGGGGATTACTCAACTACTCCGATATACGTTTCAAAGGAACAGTTCGTCAAAAAAGGATCTTTTAAGCCGCTAGGTAAGGGAGGTTTTAAAGGTGAGCGGATCGTTGAACGCAAACTCAAAAGCGGTGCAATAAAGAGATCTATAAAGAAAACTAAGCCTCAAACCATGTACCTCGAAAACGGGTATAAACAACTCCGGGAAATTCAGGGAATGGATATCTCAAAGATTAATCTGAAGTATTCCGGGGATCTTATCATTAATAATTACAAGATAGCAACCAAAGGAAAAACAACGATCCTTTTAGGTATAACTACCGAAGAGGATGCAAAAAAGCGTGAAGGATTAGAGGCCCGGTTTGGCGCAATTCTTTCCGGAACAAAGGAGGAGCTGAAGGTTTATGAGGATGAGGTTTTTAAAAGATATGTGAAGGTTCTGGATGCTCAGTTAAAGGCTAGTTTATGATAGGTGGAATGTTGGATAAGGTTCGTGATTGTATCCTCGCAAATAACAAATATTTCTGCGAAGGGTATAGTAACGTCTGGAGGGATGAGCAAACTAACCAGATCCTTACAATGAAAGCAGATCAGTATAAAGTAGTATTCCCAAATGATACTTTAGGCGATTATTTCTATCTCAGGAATGATGGCAATATCGTTTTCAATCCAAGTGCTGAAAACCTTATTTCTGATTGCATTGATTCTGCTTACGATACCAATATCACGGTCAATCTGGTTGCCATTATGGATAATGCAGATCCGGAAGAGCTTCTTTCAAATCTATTGACTACAATCCAATATTGCGAAGGTTTCCGGACTAATCTTGTTTCAGCCTCAACCAATCCATCAACCATAATAACAAACGAATTACTCAACCTTGCTGATGCAGATATACAAGCTGCTTTGCAAAGGAATAAGAGAACAATTGTCTCACTCACGTTTAATATGATAGATGCAATTGTTATAAAAGATCCATCGTGTATTGAAAACCCATGTAAATTATGTTAGTGTTTCTCTTATATACGGTAATCTTCTGGTTTGCGGGTGTAGCGTTTGTAAAGCTGTTTTATTTCGCTATTCAGCCTCAGCAAATATTGGATATCATCTTTCATTGGCAGGATAGGTTAAGCGATCTGTATGATAGTCCAAACAAGTATAAAAATATGTTGGGAAAGGTCGCGGGTGATTGCGCTGTTTGTTTTGCTCATTGGGCTACCGCATTATGGTATGTTTTCTATTATACTTTTTGCAAACTAGCTCTCCATTATTGGGTGACTGATTTTATAGATATCCCGGACTCATTTAATAAATGGCTTGTAATAGTAACCATAAATATTATATGGTTTTTGGTTTATACGATGCTCGGAGGCTTTCTTTCTTTACATGCAATCTTATTCAGGAAAAAATGATTTGCTGCTCAAAATATGAATGTCTGGAATGTTACCTGATCACTTGCGCTGAGACAATAGAATTACCTATTGTCTCAGATGTGGATGAGACGCTTCACATGGTTTATGAATTCAATGGAACAGCGGTAAGGACCGATATAGAGGCTGAAGCAGGACAATTTTTAGTAGTGCCAAATACATTCAATGAGAACTATTCTTATAAGATCGCTTTCTACAAATCAGATGGTTCTTTATTAAATGACACATGCTATATATTGAAAACTATGAACACGATATTCACAAATCCCCCTCAGCCAATTACTACAACTAGCGGTAAGTTCCAGTTCATAGGAGCAATAGGCCAAACGACATTTCAACATTCAGATTTAGAGGGTGTAGATACTTTGATAGTAACTACTGAGAAAGGAACAATGTATGAAGGTTTGGATTATGATCAATATCGCTTTGATCCGGTTGGTGGTATAATAACATTCAACCAGAGCGTAGAAGGTCAGGAGGTGACAATTGTATGGCTTAAAACGGTTCAGTGATGGCAAGGAATAGCGGGTTAGTATGGGATAATTTCTTTTTTACCGGAACAATGGCAATTGGTAAAGGAGAGAATTTATTTGCTGATCCTTCAGCATGGTTTGAGATCGGGCCTGATGGCACAAATAAGGGATTACTCATACCTCGCGTCATCAGTACTACAAGTATCGCCAATCCTAAAGAGGGATTGTTTGTTTACGATAAATCAACCAAAAAAATAAAATATTTCGATGGTGTAGATTGGAAGGAATCAGGAATCCAGACTATCAATGGTATTGGTCCTGATGATGAGGGAAATATTGATATAACCGCTGAGAGTTTAGGAGCTGAACAAACAATAAATAAAGGAGTAGCTAATGGATATGCACCTTTGGGAGCAGATAGCAAATTACCTCCGGAATATTTACCTCCTCTCGCTATTACGGATTATCTCGGTAGTGTTCCCTCTCAAACTGAAATGCTACTCCTGCAAGGCCAAAAGGGTGATTGGGTTACTCGATCTGATTTAGGTACTGTATGGATTATTTCAGGTAATGATCCATCTCAACTATCATCATGGACTCAATTAACCTATCCAACATCTCCGGTTATATCCGTCAATGGAAAAACGGGAGCAGTCGTCTTAGCTCCTGCCGATATAGGCGCTGCTCCCGATACCGGAAGTCTGAATTATATATGGAATCAGACCGCAACGGTACAAACAGGTGCAGGCTACAATATTAGCGGTAAAGCGATATTAGCACAGAATGGCACAATTGAATCATATAATACATCAGATCAGACAACGAATTTTGAAAGGATAAGGCAATATTGGACGGGTAGCGTATTTTATATAAGAATAGAACAGAGTGGAACTGGCGTAATTAGAAATTTAGTTTTAGGTAATATAGGAACAAATTTTAGCATCAATAATCAGGCGGTTGGAGGTGTAGGTTATTTTGATTTTAATAGAGGTACGAGTACGGCATCTGTATCAAACATTACTAGCACTGGAACAATCTCAACAGCATCAGGAGTAAATAATTGTGCAGCGATAATTAACACGATAAATCAAACCGGATCAGCAGGATATAGGGCTAATTGGATTTCAATATACGAACAGGCGTTAGCATCAGGAGTTAAATATTTATGTGATTGGGGTACAAATACAGCCGCAAATGGTACAGGTACTCATACATCAAAATTCAATGTCACAAATACAGGTGTAGTTACATGCACAAATACGATATGCACTGCAAATTTAGCTGTTGCACCAACGGTTGTTAATGGTGGATTATATTACAATACCGCTTTAAACAAAGAACAAATAGGTATTGCGGGTACATGGCAAAATATAGCCACGGAAGCGGGTGCAGTTGTTACCGGACGTAAGATTTATGTTGATAAGGATTCACCAAGTAGTACAGATACGAGAACAGGAATAAGTAAGTATAGCGAAAGCATACCTTTCAAAACCATTCAGGCAGCGGTTTCAGTAGTTGCAGCCGGAGATATTGTAAATGTAAGGCCGGGGGCTTACACCGAAAGTATATCTGCAACAGGTAATCTCTTTATTAAATTTGAAGATGGCGCTTCATTAACCGGAGCGTCTGCAACTTTACCTATCATATCTGCCACCAATAATATTATAATATTAGGCGAGGGTATGGATAACTCCTCATATCCTAACACTATCACCATTAATGGAAATACTTCCGGTAACGCGATAACAACAGCGAGCGGGAATGTATATTGTCATGGTGTAAATATTAATAATTCCGGTTCAGGTCACACTATCGCATCCTCTATCGGATTTTATATATTTAATTCGAGGATCGTAGCAAATACAGGGATAGCATGTAATGGGCATAACTACGCAACAGGTAGGGTTGATAATTCTTATATAAAATCATCAGGAAATCACGCGATGGGAGATGTTGCAGCAGTAACCGTTATGGGAATGCTTATTGTAACCAATTCAACGGTAATTACACTTAGCTCATTAGCTCATCATGCTATGTATTTATGGAATTATGGAAATTATTATGTTGATAATTGCAAGATATATTCCGCTAATGGTGGTGGGGCGGTAGGCGGTCAATGGGCCAATTCAACTACATTGTTTGGAGCAATCTTCCGGAACAATATGTTCAACACATTCCTTGAATCAATATATGTATCTTGGAATGCATCAACAAATCCAGTATATGAAACGGATATTACAAATTGTATTGCTAATGTACGGGATGTATCAAAAACCAATGCCTTTCTTATTGTAGGGGGAGGAGCAGCATCCGCGATTAGCCCTACAATAATAAATAACACCTACAATAAGGCTTCTTTTAGTGTAGCTGTAAACGGATTGACAAATGTAACGAGCAACAATATCCCAAGTGTTCCTTTCCCTGCGAGTTATCCTGTTATTTTGTAATAAATATAAAACAGTAAGATGAAATACTTTAATTATGATAATTGGGCTTCATCAATAACTAACTTCTAATCTTACAATAATGAGACGGCAAAGAGAAATAGTATCAACAGCGATCAAAGAGTACTTCTCACTAGACACAACAACAGGGGAGTATGTTTCTGATCAGGGAGGTTTACTACCGGGGCTATCATGGGAAACAAACGGATTGATGTATAGGATCGTCCTCTTCAACATGGATCTTACCATGATGCAGAATCAATATGTAAACTTTGTTTATTCAATATATATATTCTCTGAGGGTAATGAATGGGTTGCTGATAGATGGAATGTTGTTAAAACTTCTCAGGTAACATATACCAATTCAACCTACGTTAACTCTTCAGGTGATGAAGTACCTCCAGAAGAGGCGATTGATCCAGAAACAGGAGAGCTTAATCCGGACTATTACAGGCAGCTCGACTATTTCGTAGGTAAAGTGTTCAAAGAAAATATTAATGGTACTTATCCATCCATGTATGACTTTGTAATATATGATATATCAGCAGTAGAGGGATTACTTGTAGAATGATCTTCATGGTTGCCGCTCAAAACAAAACAAGCTCCTGAATCCGGGAGCTTGTTTCTATTTACATTGTTTAGACTACTTCTTATCATATTTTCCATCTAAACTATTATTGATGATATCGAGGATGTATGATTTAATGGTAATCTCCCGTTCTACGCAATGCTGCTTTAACTTCTTATGAGTTACCGGATCAATATCCATTACGAACCGGGTTGTTTTCTCTCTCTTACCATCTACTAACCCATCAACCAAATGAGAGTTAGTGTTTTTTGCTAATGGCTTTTTCTCCGTCAATGTTGCTGCTAAACCGTTCTTAGACATAATATAGTATTTAAGTTTTTACGTTTTTATTATTTTGTGATTATCTCCATTACCTCATTAAAGAGATTCGTTATCTCCTCTTTGGCTGCTTTGTTTCTGTGTTCATAAACTCCAGATCCTTTTATTACCGCTTCACCATAAGCTACGCGATCCTTCAGGCAAGTTTCCATTACCGGGATCTCAAACTCAGCTAAACATTCTTTAACCTCCATTGAAAGGCTTGTATTTGGCCTGAATTTATTCATTATAAAGTAAGCGGGAATATTTGTTTCGCTCTCCTCAATAATGTTCTGGTAATGATCTAAGAATTTCCGGGTAGCCCAAACATCCATACCAGATGGCAGGACCGGGATAAACACAAAATTAGAGGTTAGAATGATCTTGGAGGTGAGCTTTGAAAGGTTAGGAGTACCATCAATGATCACTACGTCATACAGCTTATCAAGGTGACTCGCGTTCTTACCTAATTCGTTTCCATCAGGCAAACCATATGCAGGAATACTAAACTCCTCGTTAGTTCTAAGTGAACTCCATTTGAGAGATGATTGGTTTGCATCAGAATCTATAATGCAAACTTTGTAACCATTTCTGGCAAAACAAACTGCTAAATTTTGGGCTATCGTTGACTTACCAACGCCACCTTTGAGTGAGCTAATACTTATGATCATTGTTAGAGATTATGCAGCAAAGGAACACACAAAAACTTAAAGAAACAAATACTTTTTTAAGGAAAAACATAAAAAAATAGGAGAGCAACATTTAAGTCACTCTCCCTGAAATAGCTAAGATTATGCTGACTCTTAACTACTAATTTCCAGTCAATTTTTCACGATCATATTTACTCTGGATCGCATCAATCAAATGATTCCGGGCCTCCATCAGAGCTATCTTAGCTTTAGATGTAACCCATACGTCACATTCATCGAGTGATCCAGCGAATTTGATGAGATTGGTGATTTGATCATCCATAATCTCAACAGTTTCCTTTGGAGAGTTACCCCAAAAACTTTCATTTTCTGGATTTTTCCAGTTGGTTGATACAGCTTGCAAAGTTGATGTATTCATAATAAGCCGATTTGTTTTTCGGTAATACTAATATAAGAATAGTATTTCAATATTCAATATAAACAGTACTAATTATAAAAAAATCCGACCTAGAAAGGCCAGATCGCTAACATAAAAGCAACTATGAAAAATTAAGGTGACAAAGTGATTCTTTGTTTGGTTTTAAGATCGAAACTCTCATCCTTAAACATTTCAGGAGTTATCAGGATGTTCCGGGCTTCCATATCAATATATTCCATTCCAAAGAACTGTAATATCATATACATATCCTGCCATATCAGGCCATTGTCTGAATTTGGTTGTATCAGGTATGGTAACTGCTCATCGAGGTAATTGAATTCATTATCGAGGATGACAAATTTATATCCTTCATGCTTTCTTAGCCATGCGTCAACCTCCATACCTCTCACTTTATCTACATACCTCCTGCTCAGGTCCAGAGTAGCCCAATCTTCATTTAAATGATCTCCGAACATGCTTCTGAACATGCTACCCGGACGGCTTAATCTCCAGTGTGATGAAATGACAATTTGACTCCCGGTGATCCTGCAAACCTCATTTATAAAATGAACAGCAATAGGATCAATGTTCTTTCCCCCTGTTCTGTGTGAGGTTAATACTCCTTCAAATTCTAAGAAAATGATAGTTTGCTGAAGCATGTTTAATCCATTTTTATTGGTAATCCATCTCTTATATTATCAATCACTTTGGAAGCACATTTCATTACGTCATCGAGATTTTCATCTCCGGTAATAAAGATCATTTGTTCAGGCTCTCCGCGTTTATATATCGTGAGCATATAAGTAAAATCAGGATTCAATTTGTTAGTGAAATACTGATCTATCTCTTCAATAGTTCTCAGCTTCTCTTGTTGATTGTCACTCATTTTATGATAGTTTATTTTTTCGTTATATGGAATATGTTGAATAATATTATTGATACGAATAATACGGAAACTATTGATCCTCCAATATATGCTCCCTGAATCACATCGGGCCATTCACCCGGATAAACCTTCATAGTAGCCATGCTCAGGATAAAATATAAAATTAATGGAATAACTAATATTAAAAGCATGGACATACATATTCTTTTAAGTGCCATCATCCAACCTTTTTAAGCTCCTCATAATCTATTGAATGCTCACTTATATTTAGTGCAAATTCAATAGCCTGATCATGAGTTATGCAAGAGTTATCAAATATGAATATATCACTAAACTTAAATACCTCATCGACATATCCAACCACAAAGAAAACCATCGGATCAACCGCGTTTTCCTTTATTATTGGATCTGTTTTAATCTTCTCAAATTCCCTGATGATAGCAAAATCACTTTTACTATCAATCACCTTTTGTTCAACTCCCTTAACATAGTTGATCATTTGGAAAATCTCAACCATATCGGATTTTTCCCTAAATGTTTCAAACGTCATTCTAATAAATGGCTTAATCATGATACTTCGGTTATATAAAAAACAATATGCGGATTTTTTTTGTCAATAAACTTTTCAGCAATGATTTTCACGCAATATCTATCATCCTTTATGGCTCTGCATTGTTTAAGGCAATCCAGAATCACTTTGAATGATCCATCCAGATCGCTCTTTTCATCAGCGAAATATACCTTCAGATTGAAATGAAATTTCCCGGTTATAAATATGTTCCGGTAGTTCTTACACTGGAGGATGAAAGCTCTCTCATAATCCTTAACCTCTCTTTCTTTATAGAGCGTTTTTTTGCCTATCCGGTAGTTATTGGATTTTGAAGGACAATTCCCTAAGATAATTTGTGAAGGATGTTTAATCATTACCGGGAGCTGAGTATTTTTGATAGTTCAGGAATGGATCTATTTGTTTATACGCCTCCCATTCATCCCGGTAAAAGAAAGCCTGAATGGTCAGATCCGCTTTAAATGGAAGGTCAACACATTTCCCGTTTCTGTTCTTTGCGATTATCAGCAATACATCCTCATCATCAGCCTCCTCATTATCGCATTTCTGGTAGTTTTCCCGTGTCAGGAACATAACTAAATCCGCATCCTGCTCAATCGCCCCTGATTCTCTCAGGTCGGATAATACGGGCCTCGGATTACCTCTCTTCTCAACCTCCCTGCTCAACTGAGAAAGCAGGATGATCGGAACTCTTAGCTCCTTTGCGAGTGCTTTAAGGTTTCTGGTAATGGATGAGATTTGTTGTTCCCTGATCAGATTTTGATCCGAACGCATCATTCCCATGAGTTGTAAATAATCAATTATGATCAAACCTATTTCACCTTTTGCAACTTTTTTCCTTGCAATGGATCTGAGTTGCTGAATATTGATCTGAGATTTATCCTGAAGGATGATTTTCATCTTCATGATCTTATTCTCTGCATCCGTTATTTTAATCCATTCCTCCGGGGTATAAGTAGCAAGTTTTATCTTTTCCATATTGACGCGGGAAACTGAGGAGATCATTCTAATCATGATTTCCCGGTTTTCCATTTCTAATGAGAACACTAATACCCCTGTGGGATTATTAGGATCAGAAGCAGCATTAAGAGCCAAATTAGAAACAAAAGCAGATTTGCCCACGGAAGGACGCGCTGCAAGAATGATGAGATTTCCTTTTTGCCATCCATTAGTCATTTTATTTAAATGAATGAATCCCGTGTTAATTCCATGAATCTTTCTATCACTATTCCGAATCGTTTCCAGTTCATCATTCACGGTTTTAATTACTTCAGTCGTAGTTTGCAGATTGTTATCCTGAATATCCTGCATCAACTGAGTGCTTCTCTTCTCTATTATATCAAATATTTCAAATACATCATCATTATTATATGCTTTTTGGATTACTTCATTTGAAAGCCTGATCAACTCTCTTAATAAATATTTCTCATGCAATATGATAGCATGAGTCTGAATATGAGCTGATGAAACAACGGCCATCGTTAAGGAGGTGAGATAATAAGCTCCTCCTATTTGTTCAATCTGATTCCGGGCTGTTAACTCCTCAGTAATGATCAACAGATCAACCGCTCCTCCTTTCGTTTTTAAATCATGAATTGCGCTCCATATTTTCTGATGATTTATGTCGTAAAAATCATTTGATGTAATTATCTCATTCGCTATTTCATAAGCAGCATGTTCAAGTATCACAGCACCGATAACAGCTTGCTCAATGCTAATATCATGAGGAGGTATCCGGGCAAAATCACCAATCCCGTTTATTCCAGAGTCGCTTTCTTTCCTCATCGGATATAGTTTTGTTGTTTTCAGGTTGATTGTTGTTCTGGTTCTGGTTCTGTTTGTAAGAATCTAAGGATTTCCATTGAAGAGCTTTTGATCGCCAATTTACTATTGGGGTATTGCCGATGAACCAACCAAGAGAATCATAATAAAGAAAGAACTCAACTGCATCCCTTTCATTCATCTTATTATGGAAAAAGAACTCTTTTACCTCTTCGATCCGGGGAATATTTGGCTTTCTTTGGTATGGATTGTAATCCGGGAGGGAGGCTGTTTGCTTTAGGTATTTATAATCCCCGATTGAGACAAAAGCATGTTTCATTATTGAAGGTTTTATATATGTAAATATATTATATAATAAAACAGATCGGAAAGTGATCTGTTCATTTTATTTAATATTTCATAAAACTCCGAAACTGCCACAATTCCTACCTACCGCCTAATGTTCTATTCAACATCGAATTACAAATATCACACTTTTATCTTAGACTTTTATCGTAAGAAAATCAATAATTTGTGAAAAATATCATATGAACTTCAATAAGTTTTGGGTGAATTATTGGTTCAGAAAGAATCAGAGGCGAAGGTTATTGAAAATGAGAAAAAGAATTCGCAATTAACTGATTGATCGTTTTAAAAAATAAAAGGGATACCGTGATAGTATCCCTTACGTTTTATAGTGAATTTTTAATGGGTTAGTAGCTTTAATCTTTCCCTGATATATTCTGTTGCTAAACCTATTCTTATTCTCATTTCATTGAAATAATCCGGATCTGCTAATATCTCCATAATGGCTAATTTATGGACATCTTTAATCATCCTCGGATCATATGAAACAAAATATGCTTTTACTTTATTAGTACATAACATGCAAAATTGTACCTGAGTATAGTAATCAAAATGTTCATTCTTTAACCAATCGTTTTTATTGCCATCAGGAATGGAGGCTAACAAGCTCTCAACATGGACACATGATGTATATGGACATTTAATCTCAACTACATGAGTCCTCATCAATCCATCTGGTGAACATCCTGAAGTTTTATTAAATGGTATGAATATGGGATTACTTGCTCCACAGTGAACAAACTCCAATCCGGTATCTTTCAGAACTTGTACCGCTTCAGCTTCATGTTCCTTTCCCCACTTCAAAGGGATTGCGTTTACTTCAGGTTTCGATATCCCGGTGAGAACTTCAGCTACTTTGTCTTTAAGATAAGTGAGTCCGGTTTCCGTAAAGATCTCTCCTGTATTTCTCGGATGCTTCATTAATGTATGTAAAGCGGAGGCTGTAATCTTTCCTAATCTGTGACGTTTGTAACCGTCCATATCAGGGAATTGCTCAAACTTAAATGAGTCGTTGAAATGCTCATTTACCTCGACCTTTTCCGCTACTGTTAACGTCTGATCCGTTTTCATTTCCGGTTGCTCTAGATCCGCTCTCTTCTGCTTCGCTCTCATCGGAATATAAATCTTTCAGGTTATTGGATATTTGCTCCTTACTCTCTGATTCCATTTCACTCTCACCCGGATTGTCAATATAACCGATATCCATTGTTTCATGATCTAATATATCCCCCTGATCCGCTGTTATAGCTTTCTGCATTTCTACTGAAAGAGGAGCGAATTTTGAAAGCAGCAACTTCAATACTGTTTTAGTTGCCATCGAATCGAAATCAGTTTTCCAGAGGCTTGAATCACTCTTATAATTCTTTGAGTATCTGGTTGCATGTTGTTCAACCTTCCGGATATCCATATAAAGGGTTTTCTCGAACCCATTCAGAAGCTCGAAATAAGCAGCATAACCGATTACCTCATTGGAATCATTGTTTGTAAAATCGAATTTAAACCCCTTTAGAGGATCGCATTCTACTAATTGGCCCTTATATACCGGGGTTGCCGACATAGTGCGAAATTGACCGCTCCGTTGGGCTAACTGGATATATCCCTTTAATCCCAACTGAAACTGAGCTATAATCTTTGTTTGTCCTCCCTGATTCGTCTTGTATGGTATGATATAAGCAAATCCAAGATTTGAATTAATCGGTAGATCCAGAGTTGCAGCCATAGCAGCCGCATTATAAACGCTCATCGGATCTGCATCAACCAACTGATTAGACTGAGAGACGATCTGAAGTACAGAGGTTATAAATGCAGTAGCTCTTTGTCCTAATAGTTCCTGAAATTTTTGCTGAATCCCGTTGCTCCGAAATAGGCTAACTACCGGAGAAAGTTTCATATTGTCCGACATAAATATGGATTTAAGATTTTAAGTAAATATGGTACATGAAAAAACGCTCCTATTGCGCACAGCTAATAAGAGCGTTATTCAGGCTTCCAAATTTCCTGACAATCTTATCCCTCTCATCCTGACGGAGAGAAACACACCATTGCTTTTTACGAAGATTTACGGGGAGAAGGGTTTTGCGTCCTTTTTTTTTTGGAATAGCCTGAGCAACTGATTTCGTTGCATTCTTAGTGGTGGATTTAACCGGGGCTTTAGCCGTAGCTTTTGAAGCTCTTGCTTCTGTTTTCACGTTTTTCATAAACACTGTTAAATTTATAATATAAAAATACTACAATTTTATACTATAAAAAAAGGAGGACGAATCCCCCTTTCACTTTTGCCACATACATCAACCTATAATCTAGCACTTAAATATAGTATTTATAATCTGCTTCAGTTTAACATTATACTTTTCCGGTAAATCCGTTTCATAGCCTCTGGTATCTTTTGTCTTATTGATGATCCTGCTAAATGTAGCAATATCAATTCCTAACTCCTTCGCAATTGCAGTATGCTTTATGTATTTTTTATTCTTTCTCAGGAATGCTAATTCTTTTTCCATATTAAAATTTGTAATGTGGTATTTGTATGCAAAGGATCATTGTAGAACAGTAATTTATAGAGGTAAATTCTTTATAAAGTTACCAAATACTGATAATTTACCAAACTTATTAGATAAATCCTCCTGCATTATTGCGTAATTTTATATAAACAAATCAGTTTATGAAGCCATCAGCTAATGAGATCCGGGAAACGATTGTTTACATGAAAAAGAAGGGGATCAAACCAACCTTTGATCCTGAAACAAAAAAGTTCACTGGATTAACTCATGGTCAGGGAGCAGGAATAATGGGTAATAAACTGATGAGGATCGCAAATCATATAACATATGATATGTGGAATGGTACTAAGACATAATAAGATGGAAACGATAATGGTTGCAGAGTTGGAATTTTTAGCGAGGGGGATATCAGAACAGCTTATTGATGATCCATTAAGAGGTAAATATTTCATTGTGTCTGATGGTAAGTTAGAAAAGGAATACGAACCAATACATTATATTGAAAATATGATCCTGCTTTTTGCGACTCAGAGCAAACTATCAAAATCCAAACAAAGAAAGATTGATTATCTGCTCGATGGCCTGCTCTGGTTAAATAGCCTGCTATATAAATACAACTTTAGCCCACGTTATATTCAACTAAGGAAATTCTCAAAGGAGATCTACGATAAGCTGATGAAAATAGATCCAAACGATCTTTAATTATCCCGTTTCTCATTTCTTTTCTGCTCCCGCTCCCAAAATTCATTTATCTGGAAACTGAAATCATCTAAGGCCGCTCCCGCCTCCTCCTCATCATCTATCTTACCCATCTCTTCCGCAACCGTAACATAACATTGTGTTACTCCTGAGATGAACGCTATTTTCAGGTTGTTTGTCGTATCCGTATCCAGAGGGAAAGGGAGCTGCTTTCTATATTCCATCCACATCTTATGGAGATCTATTTTTCGTGCCATATTTAAGTTTTTAAGTTAATAAGGAAATAAGGTTCGATCAGTTTAGAGAAATCCGGATCAACGAAATATGGTTTTATTCTGGAGCAAAGAGGGAATAGATCTATATCATCAGCCTCGATAATATTCAACATCGTTATTTTCAGGTAATCTTTATCTGTGGTTCTTTTCCCCGCACACCAATTGAATATATAACTCAGATCCCCTTTGGTCCGGAGACATACCCGGTAGCCTTTGAAGATCGTTAAATTAACCTCCATAATGTATGTATCATTTATCAGATACTTTTCAACATTATATTCTTTTAAGTTCGGTGATAATGTGGTTATCTCCATTGACTTCATTTTCTATATATTTAACAATTGCCTTATGATATTGTTCAGCCTCCTCATATGTGGAATGAGTTTCCCGGTAAGCTGAATCCCCGTCAGCGAATATCATTGTTTCAAATAGGGTATTGTCGATATTTGGAACACATACAAAAACTGTGGAAACTTCGATATTGTTATCTCCTTTAACAAAGGATGTTTTAGCGATAATCCTTTCTTTGCTATAAAAGAAATTCACCCATTCCTGATAAGTCTCCGCGATGGCTACCTTTTTGTCCTTTAGGATATATAATTCAAACATTATTTATTAAATAAGTTTTAACTTAAAAACATAATTGTATTCTATTTGCAGCTTCACGTTTGCTCTCATCCAGAACTTTCGCATAAATCGTAGTGGTTTGCACTTTCCGATGGCCTAACATTTTAGAGAGAGTAAATATATCCGTTCCGTGAGAGAGTTGCAAGGTTGCGTAAGTATGTCGGAAGCAGTGAAAGGTAATTGTCTTTAAAATGCCTGCTTTGCCTAACCATCTGCTCAGGATTCTATTTTGATGGTGTGAGTAGTGTAAACCATCGAAAACCTGTTTTTGTGGTTCTTTTCCCTCTCCCATCAATTCAAAAGCCTGCTTAGAGATTGGAAGCGTCTCAATTCCTTTGGTTTTCTCCTGAGTGAACTTCAATTGATAGTTCTCCTGCTCCAGAACTTCAACGTTCTCCCATTTAAGATTCTCAATATCAGAAAACCTCATCCCGGAGAGGATTGAAAATAAAGCAGCATCCTTCAGGACCGGGTTTTCACATTCTGTTCTAACCAGAGATCCGATCTCATCCATTGTAAGAAACTCTCTCCGCGTCTCCTCTCCTTCGATCCCTTTTACCTGTTTACCTAAATCCGAATTGATATAACCATCATCGTAAGCCTGATTTAAGGCAGCTTTGAACTTATGGAAATATGCAGACGCACTATTAATAGATAGCGCGGATCTCTCGCTTCTCAGGCTTTTTGTGATTAACAGAAAATCACGGAAACCATTACAGAAATGCTTATCCAGATCTGCAAAACGGATTGAGTTTCCTGCATACCTTTCAAGATAAATCAGAGTAGCTTTCCAACTCTTCAGGTTCGATTCTTTTTTCTTTTCCGCTAACTCCCTGAAGTAAGAAAGAAAGCTCTTTTCCCCCTGCTCCTTTATGCGAAGGATCTCTTTTTCTGCTCCCGTATAGATCTCAGGCTTATTGACCTCATTAAACCGCTTTAGCCTGATTTGTTCAGCAAGCTCCATATTGGATTTATTTTGCTGTTTGTCAATCGGGCTTTTGGTTTTCTCGTAAATATAGATCCCTAAGAACTCCCGTCTGGTTGGTTCTCCGGTTTTATGATTCGTGATTGCAGGATAGAAATCCAAGTACAAACTTTTCCTATTACCTGATATCTCCTTTTCCCGCAATGTAACTTTTACTATCATGCTTCAAAATTAATATTCAATATCTAGTTTACCAAGTTTTTTTGATAAACCAAGTGATAAAAAAAAGGATCAAACGATCCTCATTTATTTACAATTTTTACATTCCTCGATTAAGCATCTTATATTGTATGCAACATCCATCGGACCGGAATACATATTCAATTCTTTTCCCCCGTACCGTGAAATCATTTGCTTATTTACTTCAAACAAATGATCATATTGACTTGCGTTTATATCAAACCATTTAATAGCACTCTGGAATGCTATGTCATAAGGATATTTAACAGGCTTATTATCCATATTGAAATACCAGTCATCGGGCCAAACAAAAGGACATTCCCCTAATGCACAGCCGCAATCTGGATCTCCATTCTCATCTTCAGTATGAAATGTGGTAAGATGAAAGTGTTTGTGTCCAAGATTACCTGATTCAAGATGATCCGCAAGCTCGAAAAGTTTATCAGTGTTCATAAAATATTTTTTTTATTTCTTTTCCGATTGGTTCTTTTCCGATTACCCGTTTTCTGGTTCTTTTCCGATTGGTTCTTTTCCGATTGGGCCTAAAATCGTGATGGTCCTCATGCAAACTCATATTTTGAATTTTCCAAAATTGAAAATTTATAATATAAATATACGTTCAATTTACATATACATATATGCTCCTTAATAGATAGCGGATCTCAGATCCTAACCTTTACTTTATGTAAAAGAAATTCCGGATATTAAATCCGAATCCTGCCAAATTAAAGAAGCATGAAAGGATATAATAAAACCGATAGTTAAAGGACAAGTCCGGACAATAAAGGAGCTTACATAAACCGAAACAAAACAGGCAACCGCAAGTAATGGCAGCTAACATACTAACAGCTTTTAAGATCTCATTTTGACGCATTCACACAACTTTTACCCTACAATGTAGGGCAATGTTAAAAGATCCGCAAACAATCCGGAAAAGCACATTAACGCCTAAACTTAAAAACTCATTAACTCAAATGAGCTAACAAGTTTTTAAGTTAGGACCAACGCCAAAAGGCTAACCAGACGGTTAACCTTTATTTTGTTTAATCAACTATCCAGAGCTGAGTAGAATTCAATGTGTAAAAATAGATTGGTTCGGCTTGATGAGTCCGGATGAATCTAATTTGCTCCTCAATTGTGATATTAAAAATATCTAAGCAATGATAATTTAAAGAGGCGTCCTGAATCGTTTTACACATCCAGAAACAGTTAAACCCCTGAGTAGGTTTATTATCATCCGTGCAAACATAAACTACCTTGCCAGAGTTAAATAGTTTTATTGCCTGCCTTTCTGTTATCTCCAACAGATCAGATACGGAGATTTCAATACTTTCCAGTATCTCGTTTTTACTTGACATTTTAAGAGCTTGTTTTTTTGGTAAACCTGAGCAGATTAACATCCGCTCAACGCACGATTTTTACGCCTTAATTACCCCCAAAATAGTTTCTTTCTTAGATAGTGGAAAGATCCAGCCTGCAACCTTTTCTTTGCTCTCTGGATGTGTTAGGAACTTATTATAACCTCCTCCTAATTCCCTTAATTGAGTGCGGATAGGGTAAGTATCCCCGATAATTACAAAGCTCTTCTCTGAGTAGTCTAAAACGGAAATATTACCTGAAAGCTCGACTACTTCAACCGCTTTTTTAACCTCTCCGCTCCGCTCCGCTCTCTTCACGATACCTTGTTTACAATCGTGAATATCTCCCGTTTTAAGATCCTTATAAATGAGCGTGAAAGGTTCAAAGCTCTTATGTTTACCGTAGTCAATATATTTGATATCTAAAAGCTCGATTGAATCGCTCACAAATTCGCACTCCCTCATGATCCGGTAAGCCATAGTTGAACCGGAGACGCCGTTCCATTGTTCAGGCATCCATTCACCATGATCCTGTTTAATCATGCCGAATTCATTACCTACAAGATCCAACAACTTTTGGCGCTCATCCTTTGCCATCTCTGAGCGTTGGCAAAATAGATACTTTACGCCATGCTCCAGTTGGTTTGAGTTGTATTCATAAATATCCTCCATGCCATTAAAACGGCCATATTGATACTTACCAATTAAAGCCTCAATTTGCTCCTCAGTAGGTCCGAACAACCAACCAACGCGGATTGAGTCTCCCCCTGAGTATGACTCAGAGCGGACCGTGAATTTAATGTGAGGGAAAGCCGCTTTCAATTCTTTGCGAATAACGATAGCACATTGAGCGGATGAGGTAAGATTTTTTGACATTGTATAAATTTTTAAAGGTTGATTGTAAAAGGAAATGAGGAAATAATTAAAAGAGCAATTGCACCGATAACAGAAAGGATTGCAACTATATTTTTGAGCTTGTTGAAAGTTTGTTCCGACATCTTGTAAGGGCTTGAAAGTTGATAGGGCTAAAAGGTTATTTCTTTAGACTCTGTGTTATAGTCTCCTGAAAGGTTAAAACACTTTTTTGCAGTTGTTCTTTTTGCTCTGGATCTAAAATAAATCGGAAAAGTTCGCGATCCTCGACCCATTGTCCGGAGTTGTTTGGATCAACTCTTAAAATATCGTTAACAGTGTCTAAAATCTCCCAAACTAACTTTATTTGTGATTTATCTAACTTAATAGTTACCTCTTCTTTAGTCTCCGGTAACAATTCCCAATAAATAGAAACAATCCCGTTTGAGCCTCCGTAATGGTCAATTGAGATTAATCCATTTTTAACCATTGAGGCTAAGACGCCTCTCATCTCTTTAGCGGTTAATGATGTGTTATAATCCACATCAGAGGAGTAAATTAAATCAATACCGTCCGCTTTAAATTGACATATTGAATTAAATGCAATTACCTCGTTAGGTGTGAGAGTTACGATTTCAGATTTAATGTTCAAAAGTTGCATGATATATTTTTTTTAAGATTGTTTAAGCTCTCGCTACTGATTAATGAGATACAAAAATAAAACTAAAAACGGTTTTACCAAAGAAATTTGATAAAACCGCTCAAAAAAAGTTAGGTTGTAAATATTAATAAAATAGTCAAGCCTATAACAGTAAAAGTGAATGCTAATATAGCACCTATTTCTGCATCATTTAATTTACTATTCACCTTCATCCAGATCAAATTTAAGTGAGTAGCCTGCTAACATCCGCTTTGCGACTGTTTTAACTAGGTCCGCGTTATGGAAATCTATTAACCGCGCGTTTTCTATCATGAAATCATGCAAAAAAGTAGCTTCAATCTTATCTAATCGGGCCATAGATCCACAACACGGGCATTTTGCAATAGTTTGTAGCTCCTCACCAACTAACCTTTGAAATATCAGTTCAATAGTCCTTTTACCATCTACTCCAGCATGAACGTTGTCCGGTTGCTGTTTTTCCGGATCATAAGGACAAGGTATCTTAACAATGATCGGAACAGCATTCTTTGGATTAACGCCTCCATATTTGCAGCTTATTTCGTGTCTAAAGGTTATATCCTTATGCGGTAAATGAACAGGCAAAGAAGTAGGGAAAGAAACCGTGAAGGATTTAAACGGATCATAATTTCCCATTATGACTGTATCCTCATCAGGAAAAGGAAAACGAAATCTATAACCTGATCCGGATTTAATGATATCATGCGGATCTACACTCCCCTCCTCCGCAATAAGATGAGCAGATTTAACCGCTTTTACTGCATCAAAGTAGCGGACGTAGTAAAGGCTCTCACACGTTCCTAATTTGATTGATTGACCTTTGAAATTTGCATATTCACCCATAAAAAAGTATTTAAGATTTTAAGCATTTAAGTTGTTAAAGTTGGCAAATAAAGAACCTAATTACATCGTGTTCCTCCGTTCTGAGTATCCAGATAAGAAACGATTTTTTGTATTTCTTAGGCATGTTTGTAAACATCTCCTTTGCCTGCTCAATTTGGCCATTGTGCCAACTATCCAGAGTTTCAGAGAAATACTCCGTTGAAGTTGCTATATCTGCACGTTGCAGAAAGTAGGCGGTTTGTCGTTTGTTCATAAATAAAGAGCTTAGGCGGTAAATAAATGTGTTTCCTGATCCAGATAAACCGGAAATAAAATAGTAGTTAAGAATTCATCCAGTTTGCTTTGTTGGTCGAGGTTATCACAACAAACGATGTTTGTTTTAGCTCCTCCGGAGTAATTCTCAATAACCCCGTAGTTATGCTCCTTAGCGTAGGGAATTATAGTATCTATTAAATCGTTGTGGCAACCGGACGAAGGATAGTAAGCCTGCTTCATAGCATCAATGAAAGCGGACATAATTTCCGAAGGAGTTTTATCATCCAGAAGATCGTAAAACATCTCCTTCAAACTCTTATCGGATTGATCCGGTTTACTCTCTTTAACCTTTGGCGGTTTGTCTTGTATTTTGCGGATCTCAAAAGTATGTTCCGGATGATCCGCTTTGCAGGCATCCACATATTTAAGAAGCTCTGAGTATTTCGACTCCGCTACAATTGTAGCGCGGATGAGATTTTTTACAGGCTTACCGGATGAGATGTCTAATGGTTGAAAGGTTTTATTGCCTGCAAACTTGACGTATAATCTATATGACATATTAAGAACTTTTAACGGTTAATATAATTCTGGAAATATCCTTTTACAGTGTTCAACTATCAAATCACTTTCAGCTAGCTTTCTAACTTCATCGGAACAAATTGAACCGATGTAATAACCTCCATCATGAACCATGCATTGTAATTGATGGACAATTTCACCCTCATTTGGCATGTAATTAAAATGACGATAAAAAGAGGCGATTGCTAATTGATAGCCGAAATAAGAAAACGTGAAAGAAACTATTATCGGTTGCATAAATTAAGAACTTAAAGAGGTTAGAAAATTGATAGGGCTTATTTGGGGTTAGATAACTCCGTTTTGTATATCGTCAATCCGGTTATCTATTTCGCCTCTCAGGTCCGCAAGGCTTGAAAGATCCTCATCAATGGAGACAAGTAATAAACCTAAACTGACGGTATCCTCAAAGTTGTTTGAAAGGTTAGAAAAATTATCACTCCATTCACTGAGCTTTTCAATTGTCTCATGGCAGGATTCACCAACATCCGACCGCTGCCATTTATCGGGCTTATTGTAATAAACCTCTTTCTCTTCATCGTGAATTAACTCAAGCTCCTCAACTAATCCCCTGAGCTTTTTAATAGGATTATCGTCTGAGTCGATAAGATCCTGCAACTCGTTTAACTTTTTAACTAGGTCCGACTCTGGTAACGTCTGGATGAAGGATTCAAGATCCGCGCTAAGAGTTTCGAGACGCTTTAATGTTGCTTTTTTCATTGCTGAGTATTTTTATTGTTCAATAAACCTTTTACCTGATGAGAGGAAATAGTAGTCGTTTGCTATTAACGTTTCCCTTATTCCATTAAAGGACGTTAGATAAGTGAATTCATTCTCTAACCTTTCCAGATAGCACTTTAACAATGACCTTCTGAACTGGGCGTCATCTTCAAATAACCCCTTAAGATAGCACTCTGCACACAAATAAGTTTTGCTGTTCCCACTGTGATTCTCTTTAATAAGGTTTGCAGTTTTTAAAGGATTAGAAAGGAAATCTCCTGATATTTCATTATCCTCAATGGAGAAACTTGTAATTTCAAGACCTACATTTTTAGCGTCATCGGTTATAGAATCCCACCAAACATATTGAACGTTTATATCTTGATAATCCTCTATTGCCACTGACTTTGCTTCTGAGGTTAGCTCGTCAAATGTGAAAAGCTGGAGTTGAATTAACTTCATTACTGAGTATTTAAAATTTATTTATGATTGATTGAACTTTCAATTCCTCAACCGCACTACTTAAGGATCTGAAACAACAATATTTATCCTTAAAGTGTGAGCTTGTTATAATTCCCTCACTTTGTCCAAACTCACAGTAATTTAAAAGAACGTAGCCAAGATTAGAAAGGTAAAAAACAGCATTCTCTTTTAACGAACCATCGCCAAAGGGAATAATAGCGGATTGATTGAAACGTTTGTCAGTTACCTTGATCCGGATGCTTTTTGTATTGGTAGCCTGCAAAATTGTAATGTGGAAAGCCTGAGCGTTTTCTATTTGTTGCATTGTATGAAAGTTTAAATATTTGAGAGATTAATTAGGCTACAAAATAAAACATGATTTGTCCATTGTTGTCCATAACAACGTTCTGAGAAAAGAACCCCCTACAAGGTGAACAAACCGGATTGACTGATTCTTTCAGATCCTTCATTTGATTTGCTATGTGGGAAGCAATGGAGCTTTTATTCTTTTTCTTTTTAGTTGTCTGGTTAAGGATCATAACATCACTAAGAGGGGAGAGGTCCACTAGTTTTTCGTTTGTAACTATCTCCTTAGATAAGTTGAAAGCTACCCATGATTTGAATACTACAAACTGAGCGTAGAAAGCACGATTAACGGCAGTAAAAGCAGAATAGATAATATCACCAAGATCCAGTGATTTAATGTCCTGATGAACGTTTGTAAACGTCTCCGATAACATTACCTCAGTAGGGTAAGAATCATAACGAACTACGAAAGAATCGTAAGAATAGAAAGCTGAAACACTAACAAGGAAAAGAACAGAAAGAATGATAAAAGCTGCCATAAAGTAAATATTGTGGGGTAAATCCCCGATTGATTAATTGATTAATGATTATGGAGCAAATATAGGTACAAACTTAAAACCACAAAAACTTAAAAACATATTCTTTCACATTCTTTTAAATAGTATGCCTAATGTGGTAAAACTTAAATAAGATAAAACTTATTTAAATTTGTTCAGGATGTTATCATTTGACATAATTCTGTTAACAAGTATCAAAAAACGACTAAAAACAGGGGTTGTTTTGTTAGCATTTAGACCAAAAGTTAACATGAGGAGTATATAAGGAGAGGACAATTAAACCATATAAAATATGGAAGGTGATAAAGGAAATATAAAGGATAAGCTGCCAACGTTAAGCCCTAAGCAACAAAGGTTTGTGGATGAGTATTTGTTAGATAATAACGCTTGTCAGGCTGCAATTAGAGCAGGTTATAGTAGAAAGGGGGCTAATGGTACGGGTAGTAGGCTAATGGCCAACAAATCAATCACCGCACATATAAGCAAAGCAAAGGTTGAGTTAGCTGCAAAATGTGGTGTAAGTCATGAGCAGTTAACGGCTTACTTATTAGACATTGTTCATAAGTGTTCAATGAAAGAGGCTGTAATGAGGTGGGATTATGCAGAGCGGAGGTTAGTGCAGGAGGTTGATAGTAAAGGTCAACCAATGTTCAAATTTGATTCGTTAGGCGCTGTTAAAGCTATTGAGCTGTTAGGCAAACACATAGGATACAACGAGATTGACAACTCACAGAAGTTTGGAGACAAGCAAGCTAACAGGTTAACAGATGAACAGTTCAAAGAACTACTGAAAGCTGCAAAGGACTCAGCCAATACCAACCGGAAAACTGAAACAATTGTAACTCATTTGTACCTCGATAAAGACAAGGCAAAGGAAAAGAAAGGAGAGTCAATCAATTAGATCCGTTAGTTAGTTTCAGGGATTGAAACTCACAGCAAGTTAGATCAATATTGAGGTTAGATAGCATAATTCGTTATGTGTAATGATATTATAAAAAGTACCCCTATGTGCCCCAAACGGTGTCCGGTCCGTGGTGCAACTCTCTGTATAAACATATTTTCCCGGTCCGAGCAAATCGCCCATTTACGTTTTCCTTTTTCCATAACATGCGAAGCCTCCTGTATAAATATCTTTTTCCAAACGTGCGCTCTCAAATCTCACTATCCTCTTTTCTCCTAACATGCGAAAGGCATTTTTCCTTAAACAGATCTCCCTTTTTTCTCCTATGTGTGAAGGTCACCCGGTCAATTCTGCTCTTATCGTTTTTGCCACAATGCGGGAACGATTCATATTATTAAATTATGTGTTATGAAACTACCTGATGCGCTAATATTACTGTTATATTATATATTTGTAATAGGATTGATTATTCTGATCATGGTTTATGTGTTTGATGGGCCTTTTCTCTGTAACTCGTATCCTCCACAGAATTGATAAACATAAAAACGTGAGTTATGCTTACTAAGAACATTTATAGAAAGGCTGTTACTGAGAGTATATCCCTGCATTATGAGCAGTATAAGGATCTGGTTCAGCGGATGTATGAAAGTGATGATCTTACCCCTTATTTGAGTGAGGAGCTTCAGCTTAGGTTGATGACGAGGTATCCTGAATTGGATATTGAACATGCTTCAACGATTGCTTTTGTTATTTACCAGTTTTATCAGCTTCCTTAAATATGTGTTATGGCGATTAATGAACGTGCAAAGGAGGTGATTCAGGAGTGTTTGGTTAAGCGTTTCCATGATCTGAGGACGATTGTAGAACTATTGAGGGGTGATGGCTTCAGTGAGGTTGATCTGGAGAGGGAATTAGCGATTACATTAGGGGAATGGTATCCTGATTTAAGTACTGATGGTGCGAGGTTGTTAGCTGTGATGGTTATGATCTCAAAGGTGATGTATGAAGAGGATGATTACTCTCCGGGATTAAAGCATGTGTTCGCTGATGCCAAGCTGAGGTATTACGAATCTTTTAATAGTGAGAATTAATGCATATTAGTGATATGCAATATAAACATTGTTATGTGTGTTATGTTGAATGTGTAGAAGTGAATGTAAACCCTATCACTTTTTTAAGAGACAAATACGTTTTTATGTTTATAACAGGTTACGCAAATGAATAAGGCTACCGGGGAAGATATTTTGAGTGATATCAGAAAAAAAGCTCCCATAATCAATAACATCGTTACAGGAGGGATGCTTAATTGTCTCAGTGAGGAGGCTATTAACCGTGATCTTTCGTCATCTATACATGCATGGTATTATGAATTTGGAATAACTCATGATCAGTTGTGGTTTCTGACTGTTTATGCAAGGCATTATGCATTGATGACGGTTCAGAATGATTTTGTGAAGATGGACAATAAGCGGGAGGGGTTGGAAAAAGCCTTTCTGGATCTGTGTGAGGATCAGGAGCGGTCCGATGTGGTAAGGAGGTTGGAAATAACTAAAAATGAGATCAAACTAAGCCTCAGAAACGTTGATCCGGATGATGATGAGTGGCAGTGCCTTGTTACGGATATTATAATGGATATTGAATTAAAGATTAACGAAATAAAAAACAGGTAAAATGAGTAAACCAAGATATAAGCTCAATCCGCATACCGGGAGATGGGATAAGATTATCAGTCCTTCACCTTGTCATCTCGAAGATCCGGATATCAGTATCCCGGACCGGGAAACAATAAAGAATTTGTTTGATGGCTTAAATGCCATGAACGAAATGGGCAAAATGATAGATGATAATTTAATGTATACGCCTCTTAGGTCACATATATTTATTGATCCACATAATGAGGGAAAATAAATTTAAGACAAGACAAAATCATGTATAGGAGAAAAACGAGTTATATAGAGGTGATAAGGATTCATGATGCTGCTCCTCCATTTGAGGTTGAAATACCATATCAGAGGCCCGTTCCTTTTAACCATCCTTGTTGGGTGATCTACTTCAGGATGATAAACCGGGTTGTCAGGAAACACGATGTTAAAAATACCCCGTTATTATACAAATCATTATATTTAATATACGATTACCAGATGAGGAGCAGGGGTAAGTTCATATTCAATTATAAGACTTATGGAAAGGCTTAAACATCCGTGGGTAATCCTAAGCCTGAAGATGATGAGAAAAGGGGAAAAGAGGCTGTTCAATAAGATGATCAGGGAGGTTAAAAAAGAGAATATGGCTGAATTTTTTACAGTTTATAAAATGTATAAACTCATATCAAATGAGAGCAAGTGATATTGATAGTCTCAGGATTCTCGCTGATGTGAGGAATAAGTTTTTTTATGTATATAGGAGGTTTAAGTTTCATCCTCCAAAATACAGGTTCGATGATATGACTCATTATTTCATGGCAGTTTACAGAATAAGCCATTATAGAGCTACGATTTTAGCTGATATAATCGACCTTATGAATGATGATATTTCGGATAAAAAGAGGAATGAGTTAGAGATAATTACATTTTCAAAATTGTTTATAAGTCGTAAACACGATGAGAAAAAATGAACGCATACCTCCGAACCAACGATATGTTGAGATCCTGATTGACGCTAAAAAGAATCGCAAGACAATCTTTAATGATTTTGCTGATACCATCGAGGATTTTGAAGTGTTCACTCAGAAAGTATGTCACCTGAAAAAGAGATACGGTATCGCTTACTTTCATGCCTTAACCCTGTATGACATTATCATGAATATGAATTGCAGATTTCATAGCTCATGGAGAAAGATATCAAAGGATGTTCGGGATAGTTACTCCAGAGTTTTCGTTCATTTCCCGGATTCGTCCGATTAAGATTAAACTTAAAAACTTATTTATGGAAAAACTTGAACTTTACAGATCCGCTTTGATTGATATCAGGAAAAATCTTTTAATGTCAAAAGGTTTCAGGATCACGGCATTTTGCAAGCTGAGAGGATTGAGCGCAAATACCAGAAAGGCTTTGCTCCGGTTAAAAGTGATTCAGGTTTATAAGAACGGGCCTTACGATATCTCACAGAAATATCACCTATGGATTTATGAGGGAGATGAGGTTAATGATTCTCTGGTTGAGGATGTAATCGCGGACCTGAAGCTGATCAACCATGAACAGGAGGAATGGCGAAGGAGGAACTATTAAAATGTATCCGATGAAAGAACAGATAAAATCTGAAGTACAGGCTTTCGTCCTTAGCCATATGAAGGATTCTCCAATGGGATTTTTGTCTTATATGTATGCGTGTAAAGAGAATGATGAGAAAACCCGGAGGTCACTTTATTTTATGGAAAGGCTTTATCGCTACCGGGATGTATTAGCTAAGGAGCGTGATACAGAGTTGGGGATAAACTCAGAGGATTACCGGGAGTGGATCAACGAAGCTCTGGAGCAGCATATCGAGGAGGTCCAGAAGAGCCTTTGCGATTTTCACCGGGTAAACTCTAAAGGGAATCCGGAGATATGGCAGCTTATAGCTGTGATACTGGCCTGTGTGCTTCTGGTTTATATTTTTAAATGAAGCTCCGTATAGAAATACTGAGCCAATCTTAAAGCTAAACAGAAATAAAGCCGATTGTGGAAACAACCAGCTTCACATTTAAAACAGTATATATCATGCTACTGATACAATAGTACGGTAAATATTTAAAACAAAATGCCGAAAGTAGAAACAATCGGCATGTTTGGTGAAAGAATTAAGATTTGTGAAGATATGAAATATGAGCTTAATAGAAAATCTTATTCCGATCCCTGCCTCAGAATATGCCGATGCGGATGATGCTTACAAAGAGCTTATCAGGGAAAACAACGGTATCATCGTAAACGATATTTATATTGATGTTTGGAATGATCTGTGTGATATCCTCCTCCTTTACGGTAGCTATGGCTCAGGTAAGAGCGTATTTTTGGCAACTCTTTTAATCCGGTTATGCCTTACACTGCCATATTTCAAATGTCTCTTTGGCCGTAAGATCCGGAATAAGGTCCGGGATTCCTGCTTTGATACATTGATTGACGTTATCGAGGAAAATGGATGGCAGCGGTTCTTTCGATACTCCCGGAAGCCAAATTCCACAATGTCGATAATCTGTGTCAACGGAAATCAGTTCATCCCGTTTGGTTGCGATGATGCGTCAAAGATTAAGTCTATTAAAGATCCTACACATATATGGGCTGAGGAGTTGGATCAGTTTGATCTGGAAGATTTCACTACGCTCTTATCCCGGTTGCGGACCTCAAAAGCAAAAACTCAATTCTTTGGCAGCTTCAATACTGAACAGGTCAGAGAAGATCATTGGGTAAAGAAAATGTTCTTTGATCCTGATAATGTACCTCCGCTGAAGGTTACTGCTATTAAGGCAAACTTCTATCACAACTTTTTCATTGACCAGAAAGCCTATTATGCAAAGCTCTCGATGGGTTGCGCGGGTAATGAGCGTTTACTGGATTCAATAGCTTTTGGAGAGTGGGGCGTATCTGAAAATAAATCTCCGTGGATGTATGCTTTCGATTACATGAAACACGTTTCAGACAATGTTCCATTCCTGCCAACATTCCCTATATATTTAGCTTTCGATTTTAACCGTGATCCGGTTACTTGTACGCTATGGCAATTCTCACCATCAAAAGGAGTCACCAACAGCTTTATACATTGCATTGATGAATTCGGTGGGGATATGCAGTTAAAGGAGCTTTGTATCCGCATTAAAACCAAGTATCCATATTCAATATTCTTTGTTACCGGGGATTCATCAGGCAATAAGGGAGATGTGGCGTATGAGAGTAAACATGATACCTCATATACACTGATTAAGGTTGCACTTGGTTTATCTAAAGCTCAGATGCAGCCTAACTCATCAAACCTCCTTCATGAGAATAGCAGGCAATTGATAAATGCGATGTTCAATTCATATCCCAATCTTAGGATCTCAAAGAATTGTAAGAATTTAATTCGAGACTGTGAGATTGCTGAAGTCGATGAAACAGGGGGAAAAGCTCATCAGTTACGCAAGGACCGGGAGGGCTTTAAGATGGATTATTTCGATGGTATGAGATATTTCTTTCAAAAGTATTTCCATGATTTCGCTCAGAATGTATATTTCAGGATAGGTAAACGGCAATCCTCCGGGATCACCAAATCATAGAGATCCTAAAATTTATATTGATCTTTAAAGTTCCGTTTCCTATATTGCCGTAAATCTTAAAAACATATGGAAGATATAGACGAAAAAGAAAGGTCAGCCGCTCAGAAGATATTCCTCATGAATCTTCACATCTTCATGGATAGATATATAGAAGATGGTTATGAATTTTGCATGGTCCTTTACCCAAAGAAAGGAGAGCTGAATAAAGAAAATGTAGATTTTCTTACCAAAGGTGACTTTCCACAATGCATAGGAGCTATGAAGTTGATGATCGGAATGATGGAGAGCGGTGAGACTGCAACAACAAAAATATTTGAGTAAATACATAAAACAATATATCATGCCACTAACACAAAAAGAAATACAAGAGCAGAAAAATCAGGAACACAATTTCCTGAAGGAAATAACCGAATTGATGGGAAGGTTTCTCACAGAGGATACAAGCTATTGCCTGATGATCTTTCCTACCGTCCGGGATAGCAGCCAAATGAATGTGTTTTCAAATCTAACTTCTGATCTCCTAAAACCCCGGATTGAGGATGCAGTAACGATCATGAGCGATCAAAGGAATATTGCTGATGAGATTGCTTTTAAATTGGGTGATCAATAAAACATATCACCATGAAAAGGGCAACAAAAGAAAAGTTGATCCAACTGGACCGGATGATACTTTCACTCATCCCGGACAACCGGGGGTATATCCTTATCTCTTTCAACAAAGAAATCATTGATGCGGATCATGTGTCTGCTATGTCGAGGGAATTGAAAGCGGATATGATTCAGGTTATAGACGCTTTCAAAGAATACATTTCCAGAGATAGCACAGATTGTATGATTATTCAGAATCCCGCTGAAGAAAATTAAAAACTTAAACCTACATTCGCATAAAATCTTAAAATCTTAAAAATGCAGACAATCGCTTCACCCGGAATTAAAACAATTGGAGAGATCCAGTCGACAAAGAACTACGATCTCTTTCAGGATGTTTTAGGCAATAGGAAAATGTGTCCTCACAATCTGAATCGGATCAGGGTATCAATGTTGATTAAACCCCTGATGAGTCCTATTCTGGTTAATGAATTCTTTCAGGTTATAGATGGTCAGCATCGTTTGGCGATCTGGAAAGAGATGAACTTACCTGTTTACTTTATCACAGTCGAGGGATATGGTATCAATGAGGTTCACCAGATGAATGAGAACATGAAACACTGGAATCTCTTTGATTTCGTAAACTCTTATGCTGATCAGGGAATAGAGGATTATATATTGTTCCGTGATTTCTTAAAGAAATATGGTTTTGCCGTCAGGGAGACATTAGCCCTATTGGTTGGAGAGAATAAGAAGTATGCAGAAAGGGATCTGAAACGCGGGGATCTGAAGATTGTTGATTCTGCTAATGCCTTTAAGTTAGCGGACCAGATCGTAGAGGTAGGTCAATATTATAAGCAGTACCAGAGGAGGACTTTTATAAATACAATGAGACATCTTTTCAACCATAAGGATTATAATCACTCTTTCTTTGTCCATCAGCTTTCAAAGCAGCCATCAGCATTGACAAACTGTTTTACCATTAAGAACTATCTGCTCATAATCGAGGATATATATAATTTCCAAACAAGAGATAAAGTAAGATTTTACTAATGGAATCAATAGAATTATTTTCAGAAAAAGTTAGTCGAATCACATCCGGTTTAGCAAAACTTTTCAGTAGGAAATTCAAAGGAACAGGTTTTACAACTGAAGAGGGAAACGATTTCCTGAATGAATTGCTCCTGAAAAAGAATCCGAAAATGGATGATGTTATGTTGACTTGCTTCCGTTATCTGGTAGCGATTAAAGTTGCAGCTCTTGAGGGTATGCCTGTTAGTCCTTTAAATCTGGAGAGGAGGGAGATTACGATGTTTTATATAATGACTCACAAAGAGCAGATAGCGGAGGATGATGAGGAGGAGGGTATTTTATCTACTACTTCTATTTCATCCTGCCCGAAATGTGATCACGTTATGTTCATAGATACGGAGCGGTGGAGACATAAGATGGATGATCTTGATGATGTCGCTCTTTGCTCTCAATGCGGTGAGGTTCTGGTTTACGATAATAGCATTAATAATTTTATCATTATGTCCAAAGAAAGGGAGGATCTGATCAAAAGGGAGTTTCCGGAACACTACCTGAAGCTGCTCCTGATTAAAGAGATCGTTAAGGATAACGGAAAACAGGGGGATAAGTAATATATCCAATATATTCATTAACTTAAAGGTGGGATTCATTTCTCACCTTTTTTATTTTTAAACATAAATGTTCTTTTATGGAAAAGATTGTAAACATAAAAACTGAAGATATATTACAATATTTCGAGTTATCAATAATTAACAATATATATTTAATTATCCATCTCGATCATAAAGACAAGGGAATGTATGAACACGTTTATGCGCATTATGGTATTAAGAAGTTGCGGAAAATTCCTGAAGGGATTGATCCGGACGATAGATTAGGTTTGACTGTATTTTTCTCAGTAGAGGATGATAAGGTCGAGCTTCTGGAATTTTACATCCATTCAGGGTTAGATATAAAACATGGTTTAGGTAATATCATTGATGATTTTGCAGAGCAGAACTATATCCAGTCTGATAATAAAGATTCATAGCTAATGGAGCAGGACGGAGTTATAATGATCTCTCTGGAGGACTTTCTCAGGTTCATGGATAAGGAGAAAGTTAAAGGGCTGTTTGACTTATTCGAGGAGTATATGAAGGACCAACCGGAGGGAATATTTCAGAGGGTAAGCATGCTGATTACAAAATGGACCGTTAAGCCTCAGAAGTTTCAGGATATGGTAGAAGTTGAACTGAGCTTTGTCATCAGGAAACATCCTGAAGGGGTTGCATTGTTAGGGATATTCGCTTATGATAAAACTACTATTGACCGGGATTCGATTAACGATACTATAAACAATATGTTAGAAAAACTAATATCAGATCAGGATGATGTTTAAAGATAATGCTGAATACGTCTCCGCTTATTATTCTGAGATCCATCAGAAGCATGTTTACCTCCCGGTTGATTCTGTTAACGGTTATCATCTCTCCCGGTATGTTGCAGCGGGAGCGCAAGATATATTCAGTCAGTCTGGAGCTACGAAAGAGTTTATCAGGCATATTGCGGAGGCTATAAAAGAGATCTGCAATAATGAACGTGATAGAAACTCCCTGCGAACCGATATAGGTACTTTAATGGATAATCTGCTATATAGGCTGCAATACCCGGTTGATGAGCTGTGCGCGGTCCGCATGGGTGCTATCTACTGTTTTATTGATGGCGAGAACCCGGATAATTGTCAGGATCTCTGGACTCAGCAAAAAGTTACATTGGCGGTAGGGGATACTGAACGTAAAATTCAGGGAGATCCAGACTTATATTCTTTTTTTTTGACATTGGGCGTACAGTCAACTCCAAGTTACATGGAGTCGTGCGAACTTTTGATCAACATGGAATATATAATGAACCGGAGGCAGATACTCGAAGGGTTGACGCCTCTCCGGTTGCACAAAAAATAAATGATTGGTATGGAAATTTTGTAGATACAGCAATGAAGATCTGCAATGGAAATTTCGTAGAAACTGAACATTTCCTGAATTGCTCATACTATGAATACTATTACCGGGTATCCGTTTATAAGAAGTACAAGGAATGGCTTAAGGAAAATAACAAACCAACTGAAGGATCATGAGAGATTATATTCACGTTAATGTGGAAGCCGCTGTTGATATGATAGATTTCGATGGAGAGGATGTTCTTAAACTCCTGAGCTTTCATTATGCAAAGAAAACCATCTCCAGATCCGAAGTCTTTGAAGCCATTGATTATAATATTCTGGAAAACGATATAGAGGTATTAACGCTCGATGATCGTATAAAACTGGAGATAATGATCGAAATGTTTCATAAATTCACGGTTGCACAATTGCAGGAAATCAACGATAGGAAATAAGACAAAAGGTTTATATATAGTTTTTCAAAAAAAGAGGTCAGCGTCCGGTTTCTACCGGATGCATTTTTTTATTAAAGTAATTTGTATATTTGGATCATATTCATTCCCGGTCCGATGATGATAACCTTTGATATCCGGGTAAGAGAGGTTCTAAAGTAGGTGTAGTTATCGCGGCGAACCGGAATGCCAGAAGCCTATAAGTAACGGTACAAAAAAGGATGAGGTAAAAACTCATCCTTTTTCATTTATGCGAAAACCTGATTCTGTTCCTCGATATGAGAATCTATTTTAGGAACGCGATTGAAATAAGCCTCTTTACTGAGCTTTTCCAACCGGGGGGAGTAAATTATATCTGGATTCTGAGAAAGCAGATGCAGGCGGTATTTGTGGCCTTTAACAAGTTCAATGAAGCTCCACCATAGGTCATCATTTACGAATCCTTTCTTACAATGCCTTACCCATCTCCACGGCTTACGACCTTTAATAGCCTCATAAATCCCCTCATTTTGTAAATGAATGGAGATATTAAGGCAAGGCATTTTGAGCGATTTTAGCGCGGCCACAATCGCAAATAGCTCCATTCTAGTCTTAGAGGTGTATCTATAAGTTTCGGAAATCGTTTTCTCATGGCCTTTATGTGTCATTATTACTGCATAACAACCTTTACCATTAAAAGCTCCGTATGTACCAAAGGAGGTGATATAGATATTCACATCAGGTACAAACTTGCTTTTTGAACGCTTCTTTGTATTGAAGTTCAACTTATTAGGAACAAGTCCTGAATATGGTATATTATTTTGGATCGCTGCTTCCATACGCAAATTTACCGAAATATACAATATTGACAAAGCAAAAGCAGTGGAATTTTTTTTGCGCGGCCCACTCATATTACATAATACTTAATATGTATAAAGCAATGGAACAGAGAGTGTTTTCTAACTCTGGAGGGAGGGTTAATTGCTTATGTGCGGATTCCTATTCAGGAATCCTCCCAACGATTAGTGTTGTGTGTATTTATGATCTATCCGGTAACGGCATTCTGCTAAGGCAGAAGCCTTACCCATAGATCATGTTATCCGGGTGTAGCCGTATCTCCATTCGGAGATACTATTCATTAGCCCATGTATTGTATAAAGTATTGTCAAAAAAAGAACCTATAATAGAAACACACAACCGTCCAGTTAAGGGGTGAACAATCCAAGCAGAAAACATTTCCCTCATTAGAGACTTTTTTTGGAATTAAAATAAACAATATGTAATAATATGTTCGGACAAAAAAAATGATTCAATCCCATAGTTAATGGGTTGAACCAGATCTTTTAAGATACAACTAAAGGAAAGTAATGATACTACCCATTACAGCCATAAAACCTGTTGCAATAGGAATCACTATTTTATAACCTTTAGCTTTCAGGGCATCGAATTTCCTGAAAGAACGATCTCCTATAAAGAAAACCTTTTTTATTTCTCTTTCGATTTTCCCCTCATTATGCCATCGCCTAAGCCTGTTCGCCCCGGTAGTCGGAGAACAGCCTAACAGATTGCTTAAATGAAACTTACCTGAATGAATTTCCGTCTTTGTGTCGATACTTTTTAAACCCTCAATACTATCTAAACCATGTTTCTTTTTCAAGGTTTTGAGAGCATCGAGATCATTTCCCTTAGTACGGTTCGACTTTAATCGGTCAATTACTTCATCTTTTTCATTGTAATGTTGTTGGCCCATTCCATTTTCATGAAATATGGAAAACTCAACAAGATCCTTGTAGTACTTGAAATCAGCTTTTTTCGGAAAATTCTTAAAAAACGAGGCCCGATAAAGTGGAGTCTTATCAGGCTTATTGTCTCTTGGGATGAATTTGTCCGGGAATAGAACCATCAGAGCTTTGGATATAGAAATAAATGCATTGCATTCATTTATGAGTCCTAACCTCCTGCATGATTCAAGATACTTTTTATACGCTCCTCTGGAGATGCCAATTTCCTGAGATAATATATATATTTTTTCATGTTCGTATATACATGAACTTCTGCGCCTTGCTTTGTGAGCAAGTATGAAAGCGAGAAGTTTTATGTTATATAGACAAGTCAAAGCATTGCAATAATTAAATGCAAATGCTTCTTAAGGTAGGATAAAATAAAAAACCCCGTAAGGTGGTAGACTTTCGGGGTTGGGTGGATTCTCAGGAAACCCATCAAACCCTTTTAGCGCTACCACACACAAAAAGAATTTGCTCTCCAAAGATACAATCCAAGATTAAACTACAAAATCCTTTTCCTATTTTTCCTGAAAATTTATATTGAATATATACAATCCTTTGAGAACCAATAGCAAACGATTAATACTTATATTTGTACTAATTAACTGGATGTGAGATGGCAGATGAGACGCGGATAATTTCAGTAGTCCATGAGTTTAATTACAAGGCAAATACAACTCAGTTAGAGAAAGCTACTCAGGAGATCACAACTCAGATGAAGGTTGTAGATCAGGAGATTACCAAGCTGAAGGATTTAGAGGAGCAATTCAAAAATACTACAAACTCCGAAGTTGCTGAAAGGCAAAGACTCCAGACGGCCATTGATAGTCAGAATACTAAGATTGACGCGGAGACAAAAAAATATATAGAGCTGATTAAAGCAAAGAAAATCTTCGCGGAAACTGCAAGGAATGAAACTAAACTGCTCAATGAACAGGCAGCGGCAGCGGGGAAAAGTATTACAGCATGGGAACAGGTAGGTAAAGCTATGGCCGCTGCCAATAACCAGATCGCCAATTCCCAAAAGGGGTTAGATGCCTCAAATAAGAAACTTCAGAATTCATCATACGCTCTAAGTCAAGTACTTAGAGAAGGTCCAGCGTTCATGTATTCTTTTAATACGGGAATTCTGGCTCTCAGCAACAATATTCCGATACTAAGCTCTGAATTTGAAGGACTTGTAAAGTCGGAAGGATCTGCAATGAAAGCTCTCACGGCACTCGGAACTCAGTTTTTTACCATTACAAATATCATCACCATTGCAATCACGCTCTTCACACTATTCGGTAAAGAATTGTTTGGAGCTGCTGATGCTACCGAAAAACTTAACGATGAAACAAAAGCATACCAAGATTCACTTAATGAAACGTCTAAAGCTATATCAACTGAATCTAACAACCTTAATATTCTGGCTGCTACTGCTAATGATCTATCTCTATCCTATAAAGAACGCGGTGAGGCGTTGGATGAGTTGCAGGAAAAGTACCCGGATTTCTTCTCAAACTTAGACCGGGAAAAAGTACTCAATGGAGAGTTGAAAGTTAGTATTGACGCGGTTACAACATCCATCAAAAGCAGAGCCTTAATCAAAGCGAGAGAGGCTGAACTTGATCAACTTCTGGAAAAGATAACCAGAAACAAATTGGAGTTAGATCACCGGACTACTGCAAACAATTTCACTTATATAGAAGGGGTTAACCAGAGCAATGAATCCTTAAAACAGCAAACGAAAGCTCTCGAAGATCTTTATGATGCAAAGTTCAAAGATCTGATGCTCACTAAGGAGATCCAGTCAGGTATCGGTCCTGATGGGCTGCATTTCTTTATGACTCCTGAAGATCGTAAGGCTTATGAGGAATGGCAAAAGAAACATAAGGATCAGGCGTCAATGACTGATGAGCAACGGAAGCAGGCCGAAAAGGATGCAAGGGATCGGGAGAAAAGAGAACAGAAAGAACGGGATAGGATCGCTGCTCTAAATAAGAAGTTCGATGAATACCTCCTCACCAATACCGTAAAGAATTTTGAGCAGGGCAGAAAAGCCTATGGAAAAGCGATTGATGACAAAAAGAAAGATGAGGATAAGGCAAGACAAGAGGAGTTAGCAACTCAACGGAGAAATGCTGAGGATGATCTTCAGTTCGATATTGCTTTCCAGAAGAGAAGGGAGGCGGAAATGGCTAAAGCGGAAAAGGAGCGTGAAGATGCTCATAAAAAGATGTTAGCTGAGAGGGCCAAAGCTGAAGAGGCTGCTTACAATGGAATCAAACAGGCTGTTATAGCGATTGCAGACTCCATGATGAAAGCTCAGATTACCCGGTTAGATAATGAGATTGCTTATCGACAAAACAGGATTGCTTATGCAGTTGAATTAGCGAAGAGGGGAAATCTTGAACTTCTGGAGTCAGAACAGGAAAGGTTAGATACCGCTCAAAGAGAACGCGAGAAAGCTGCCCAGAGACAAATAGAGCTGAATGCATTAATAACCGCTTCTGAACAGGCTAAGGCAACCGCTGAGGCCATCGGAGCTGTTGTTAAGGCTGCTGCTGAGGGTGATCCCTATACGATTGCTCTGAGGGTTGCTGCTGCTGTGGCTGCTCTGGTTGCGGGTATTGCTACGATTGTCGGAGCGTTCAAATCAACAAACAATAGTTATGCTGAAGGTGGTTATACTGGAGATGGAGGTAAATATGAGCCTGCGGGTACGGTCCACAAAGGAGAGTTTGTAATGGATCAGCAAACAACTAAAAGATATTGGCCTTTCCTTAATGAGATGTATGCAGGAACATTCCCGACTCTGGATACTTCTTTCATGGGATCGAGCAAAAAGGGATCGCTCACGATGGCCGAAAAGAAGCTATTAAAGAAAATGGATGATATGATCCATGCAGTTGAGAGTATTGAGAACTACGGTATCCGTATGGATAGCTCCGGGATAGCTGCAATCGCAATAGCTCATCAAAAACAGCAAAGGAGACGGTGGCTTTAAGTTTAATCATAAAACATTATTTATGTTTTTATGGAATTAAGAATCGAAATAAGGCAATACCAGAACGTAAATAAGTCTCAGCAACCAATTATATATGTTGGTAGTTCACCAATGAATCTAACTCAACAGGTCGGATTGGTGAATGGTAAGGATTGGATTGATGTTACTGATGATACTGTAAATCTGGATGATCTCGATTTAGGTTGGAGTATCGAAAGGTCGGGAGCTGAACAGGTTCAATCTACCGGGGCGTACAATCCTAAAAAGTCAAGTTCAGCAACTCTCATATTTGAGGCTGCTGCTTATAGATATATAAGAAATTGGTGTATTGATGATGTTGCTGCTCCAATGAATTCGATAGAGGTCAGGATCAGGGATATTGGCTGTGGGGATTATGAGAAGTATATGATCAGATCAAATCAGATTCATTGGTGCGAAACTGAAGCATGTGATTTCGACATAAACCTTAAACAGAGTGATGATCCTTATACTTGCATCCAGAACACTATCATAAGCGATAATTGGCAGGGTTGGTTTCAATATAAACCGGAAGGGGGAAAGAAGCATCCGCGTTTTTCATATTGCAATGAGCAGCGTCCTAATGGTATGCTCACGATTACATGGTGGCTACAAGCTCTTCTGCAAGTGATGATACTTCCAATAGTATTTGTGATCCTCGGTATCGTGTGGATCATCTATAATATAGTCGGATTGATAATCTCAGCTATCAACGCTATTCCGGGAATAAATATTCCGTGGAATCCTAATGCAGTTCCTAATCCTTTTGATGTTGGAGATGTATTCATGCAGATGTATATCGAGAGTGCGGGTTGTGGCCGTGAACACCCTGCTCCTCTGGTCCGGGATTATATAACTAACGTTTGCGATAAATGCGGTATTAAAGTTGATCACGTTTCCGCTCCGATTTTCTTTGCTGAACATATGGATATTTCTGCTGCTTCCGGAATGAAAACCAATGTTAAGAATCCACATTACAATGCCTGCTATATGACTCCTACATTCAGGAGAGGGATCAGGAGATTCAAAACTTTGAACGTTTTTAAGAGTCCGGTTAAAAATGAGGATGATTTCTATATAATTGAAAATGCTCCCCTATTAACCTTACCAGATTTTTTAGATCATTTAAAAGTTATATATAATGCAGAATGGACCATCAGGCAAGGAAAGCTCTTTTTCCTGCGTAAAGATATGTTTCAAAATGGAGGCTATCTATATGATTTCACTGGAAATAGCGAAGATATCAGTAAGATTGTCGAGGGAGTATGTTTTGAGTACAATGAAAACAAATATCCCTCTTTCGTTAAAGGGTTATATTCTAAAGATGCACAGGATTCATGCGCGGATGAAGCATTAGCTCAGATGAATGGAATGGTTTCTTATGGGAATATTGACGTTAATCCAAACTTTGAAGGAGTCCAGAATAAGACAACAACGAATTTCGGAGGTACAAGATTTAGGCTCGATGGTGCTGAGACGGATTACATTTTCGATACCATGCAAGTCGTTATTAATGGTCAGGTTCTTTCAATATTCCTGATCCCTATATTCCGGGATCTCGACTCTGAAATGGCTCAGTACATTAATTACTGCTTACTAATGAAGGATGAGGTTTCCACATTACCTAAACTTATCATATGGGATGGAGAAAGCTATACTAATGCAAAAGCGATCCGGGATGTTGTTCCGGTCAACAACTCTCTTGTTCCTGCTCCTTCAAATCCGACTCCAAATAATAATCCGAAGTATCCGAAAAAGATAGATGCTGCAAGTAATCTCCCGGTTTATATTCCGTGGCAGAATGAACATCCTGCTCATACGGATATCAAAGGAGGAGCTTTAGCAGGGGGAAGTGCTGAAGAGGGGGTATATGAAGTGCGTGATTTCTTTGGCGCTCAGGTAGCTCATGCTGCTGCGAGGCTCGTGAATTATCCGCTTTACTTTGAGCCATATTATGAAAATACTCTTTGGGATTGGTTTCACTGGATAGATGATCCGCTACTGAATCCTAAACTAAATATGACTTGGACCGTTAAAATAGAAATGTGCTGCGAAGATTTACATAAAATCAGGTGTTTCGGTGATGGCTCAAACATTGCCCTATTAGAGAAAGTAAAGTTACCAACAAAATACTATCAGGACGGAGTTATCACCGAAATCCATGTTAGTTATAAAAGTTCGGAAAACGTAGGAAAGTATATTAGTTTAAGAGGATATGTATGATACTTTATAATTCATTAACTGAAGCTCTCGATAACAGGAATCCTGAAATTTGTTATTGCGAATTGATCATCTCTGAAACAGATTTGATGATTCAGGCCGCTTTGCCTTACCGGGTTGATGATTTATATACGGTACAGATCACAGCTCTCTCGATTGATGGCAATACAATACTTGGAAACGTTACCTCATTCTTTCAATGGTTCACGGGGATAGATGCATATGGAAATTACTATTTCAGTGCAATGATGGTATCATTCCCTCCTCCATTATGCGGTAAATGTTTTATATTAAGAATTGAAATAATGAAAGGCAATGTTTGGGCCTTAAACGCTTACACTGATATTTACTGCATTGGAAATTGCTGTTCATTACCTGATGATATTACCGTAACAGGAACGGAGGGTATTATCCCGGTCACAACAGATGATAAGGTAACGACAGCAACAGAAATTGAGAATAAATGTCAATATCCTATTCTTAGAATAGAGGCCATATTTCAATGTAATGATGAGTTTGGATATAACTTTTATGGTGATCCTGCTGAGATAACCGGGGGTAACTCTCCGGGATTCAGATTTCATACGATCATCAATATTGCGGGTATCATCCGTAGGATAGGTAGGACTATAACAAAGGAGATCAGCATCAATTGTCGGACTCAGAAAACTAGCTCCATAAGGAATTGGGAGCTTCAGGGTTTTGAGATATTCCCTGAGTGGAAGATGGATGAGATCGAAAATATGTTTTGCGCTCCTGAGCTTTACATCAACGGTAAAAAATATCTGTTCATCGGAGGTGAGACATTATTCACTCTCTTTCATCCCCGAAAATGTAATTCCGGTTATAAGCTCCGGGGTACGTTGCAGGATTGCACGACTTGGCAAATATTCGGATGCGATGAAAGGTGTAAGCCTGATGATCCAATGTATTATGGATTGATGCGTCAATCGGATCGGTATTATTCGGATAATGGTCAGTTAATCGCATATACATACGATGAATTACTTCAATGGTTCGCTATCCAGAACGGAGTAACAAATGTTGAGGATGTAGATCCGGGAGAAATACAACCGGGAGTGCGGGAAACTTTACCAAGCTATTATAAGATATTTATGGTTGAGGGTAAAGGTCCGATCCCTTCATATTTCTATCAGGACTCCGTAAACTTCAGCAACAGGATCTACGGTCATCGGCTTAATCCTGATGATCCTGATTACAGATCCTTATTCACTATATCCAATTGCAACATTCCGCAAATTGGAGTTATAACTTTCTCAAATGTCGTTTGTGGTATGCCATTGTTAGGGGAGGCTACATTTGCAGATACGATGAACATCTCAGATGTGGTTCATTCATTTGAACAATGGATCGTTCAGGACGGTAGCTCAGTTTCGAGGACCGATGAACAGGTAACATTGAATTTTACCTCAGTCAATTCAACTCTTGTAACTGAAGCGGGTGAGAACTATTTATCAGATATTATTGGTTATGTCCGAGAGGATTATATTCCAACCGAAGAGAGACATATAACAAGCGAGAATAATACTTCACTCCCTCCAGATACCGCTATCACAATCGGTACTGATGGTACGATCCGCTATTCAGGTAAACTACCGATAACGGAATCCGGGCAAATTTATAGCATAACGGTTAGTAACATTATATATATTATATGATATGGCAACGAAAACAGCAACAATCCCGATACTCGATGATTCGACTGCATGTTCAAGTGGTTATATGTTCAGGTATAAAGCGAATTATGATCAATCTTGGATCATCCTGAATCCTGCTCCTATAATCTCTCCGATTGTCGTTAAGGGTTTGGCAGCATCAACAGTAATTGATTATGAGCTTACACGTTATTGCTGTGATGGCAGTGTAAGCGATGTACTAAGAGGTTCATTTACTACTCCTGCATAATGGCACAGAATATAACAATCACGATAGATACTCCCGTCTTACTTGGCAATCAACATTTCCATGTAAGATATAAACTCCATCAATCCCTTACATGGTTGGATTTAGGACTGAAGGACAATAATCCTTTCACGATCCCGAATCTTGTAGATGGAGATTATGATTTATGGGTAAACCTTGTTATGGCAGATGGAACGGAATGCGAGGAGAGGATATATTATTTCCCGGTCATCTCTCCCTCCTGCAATTGCTTTACTTCAGCTACCGGAGTCGTTCAGGAGATCAGGAGTCAGCAATTTCAAATAAATATAACCATTACCGGGATGCCTGCTGTTCAGCCAAAATGTGGTTGGAAGGTGAACTATCAAAATTCTACGACTTTATTTTCCACAACTTACCAGACATTACCAACCAACCTGATTATCCCTGTTCCGGTCAACGATTTCTATCTGGTTGATATAATCGCAAATTGCTGTGATAGTGAGCAGACTTGCGCTACTCTTGACTTATCCAAAGCTCCAATCACATCCTGCATAGGAGCAATATTTGGCCCGGATGATAGACAAATGCAAATTGGGCAAGATCAGAACGGATTCTTTCTCACGTTGATAGTTACAAATCAATCAACTCCCCCAACATCTCAATTCACAGTTAACTACTATCAATTGAATGTCAAGACTCCAACTCCTCAACAACCATTTGTAGGTACTCCGGATTCAGGTACTCAGGTTGTCAATCCAACTCCATATCTCAATATGCAGGAGGTTAAGTTCTATATAAATCCTAATCCTAATGTTACAACCTTCCCATTTGATTATGTGGTAGTTGTGATAGATGTATGTGGTAATAAGATTCAGCTTTAAGTATTGCCATATATACTTAATAGCTTAAAAACTTATTAAATAGAATATTCATAACTTTAGAGATGTGTAAAAGGTATGTGCTATGGCTTTCTGTCCTTCTCAATGCGCTGATATAGTTTTAATTCCTAACCCCGTTGGAGGTTGCGATTTTAAGACTAGGAAAAATACTTTATCCCGACTTGCGTTTATGTCTTGCGGGATAGAGATTCCAGAACCAATAACGCAAGCGGGGATCGAACCTCTTTTTGCAGATGGTTCAATCGTTGTTTCCTCACCTTTACGAAATGTTGTTTGGAGCGATCCCGAAACTGAGGATATGATCATAAGTGATTGTCTCCCTGCTAGTAAGGCTGTTGTGAAAAGAACATTGACGTTTGAGGATGTGGTTGCATTAGCTGTTGAAGTATCTCCCGGTCCTCCTGCTGTAATTGATGAATGCGCTGATTATGCTTTCTGGAAAGATAAGAAAGCTCAACGTGTTTTATTGAGATATGGCTTTG